AGAAAATGATCTCAGCAATGCTAAGTTTGACGTTAACGTTGAGGTTGGCCCTTCATCAAGCAGCAAGCGTTCATCTACCGTTCGCGCACTGACTGGCATGATGGCGATTAGCGATGATCCAGAAACTAAGCAAGTTCTACAGGCTATGGCCATGATGAACATGGAAGGCGAGGGAATTAGCGACGTGCGCGATTTCTTCCGTAAGAAACTTGTTCGCATGGGCGTTGTTGAGCCTACGGAGAAAGAAGCCGAAGAGCTAGCAGCAATGATGCAAGGGCAACAGCCTGATCCGCAATCTATGTATCTTATGAGCGCCGCTCAGGAAGCTGAAGCAAAAGCCGCGCAGGCTCGCGCAAGTACTGTTAAGACAATTGCAGATGCCGAGCTTTCGCGTGCGCGTACTGTAGAGGTGTTATCCAATGTCGATATGGATTCTCAAGACCACGCGCTGAACTTGGCGCGTGATATTGGCGGCACTGTGACAAATCAGGTGCAGCCAATGCAATAATTTAACGGTATCCACCCGCCGTTTTAATGGGTGAGTTTAATGGGGTAAATGATGGTAAAAACGGCAGAAACAGGAGATCAAATCGAAGTTGAAGGCATCGAGGCAAATGCAGACGATGAGCATGTCGAACAAGTCAGTGATGAGCAATCAATCACAGAACATGAGAACGGCGAATCGGAAAGTGAACCAGCCAAAGATGACGAAGACGAGGTTGTAGTTTCCATTGGTGAGGAGTCGCCACCTCCAGCAGAAGAACCTCGTGCGCCTGAATGGGTTCGCGAGTTGCGTAAACAGAACCGCGAAAAGGAACGTCGCATTCGAGAACTTGAAGCTAAGTTGCAAACCACAGCACAAACTGAGAACAAGCCGGTTGTGTTAGGGGCGAAACCAAAGCTAGAGGATCACGATTACGACACCGACAAATTCGAAGCTGCTTTATCTGATTGGTACGAGCGAAAACGCGCAGCTGATCAAGACGCCGAGAAAGCGCGCCAAGAAGAACAGGCGCAGCACGACGCTTTACAGGCAAGACTTGATTATTACAGTAAGGCTAAAGCCGGGCTAAATGTTAAAGACTTTGAAGATGCTGAGTATGTAGTTCATGATCTTTTTGACTTGACACAGCAATGGATGGTGGTTCACGGCGCAGAAAATCCTGCACTGGTAGTTTACGCACTCGGCAAGAATCCTAAGAAGGCAAAGGAGATCGCTGACATCAAAGACCACGTAAAGTTCGCCTTTACGGTTGCGAAACTGGAGAAAGAATTGAAAGTTACAAACCGAAAGGCGGCACCACCACCCGAGCGCACTGTGCAAGGAACTGGCAGAGTGTCTGGGGCGGTTGACTCAACCCTAGAACGGCTGCGAGCTGAAGCCGAAAAGACTGGCGATATTTCAAAAGTCATGGCTTATAAACGGCAGCTTCGTAATAAATCTATTTAATCAGGAGTTTTAAAAATGGCTAATAGCTTTAGCAAAGAGGAACGCGTAGCGTTTGAGGATATTCTGGAAGGCTTCCAGGATGCTTTGGTACTGTCCAAAAACGTCGCGGTGTACAACACCGACCAGACTATGATGGAGCGCACTAACAATGTTATCTGGCGCCCTCAGCCGTACATTGCCACGTCGTACAATGGAACCGATATGTCGTCGAACTTTGACGATTTCACGCAGTTGTCTGTTCCCGCAACTATCGGGTTTAGCAAGTCGGTCCCGTGGGTTATGACTGCAACTGAGCTGCGCGATAGCCTGCAAGAGGGTCGTCTTGGCGACGCTGCAAAACAGAAGCTGGCTTCTGACATCAACGTTGCAATCATGAACGTTGCAGCTAATCAGGGAACACTGTTCGTTAAACGTACTGCTGCAGCATCTGGTTTTGATGATGTAGCTCAGTGCGAGGCCATCATGAACGAACAAGGCGTTCCGTCTTATGATCGTTTCTTGGCTCTGTCCACTCGTGACTATAACGGCATGGCGAATGATCTGTCGAAAGCCTCTCGTTCCTTTGGTAACGAGATCAGCGACCGCGCACTGCGCAAGGCGTTTGTCGGCGAAATGGCCAGCTTCCAAACCTATAAGTTTGACTACGCAAACCGCAAAGCAGCTGCTGCCGGTGGTGCAGGTCTGACCGTTGATACCCGCGTCTCTGCTGGCAATTACTATGTCCCGAAAGCGACATCTGTTGCTGCTACTGGTGAAACTGCTAACGTAGACAACCGTTTCCAGACCATCACTGTCTCCAGCACAACCAACGTTGCTGCAGGCGATGCATTCACCATCGCTGGCATTAACGCTGTGCATCACATCACCAAAGGCGATACCGGGCAGCTTAAGACTTTCCGCGTCATCTCTGTGCCAAGCGCAACCACTCTGGTTATCAGCCCACCGCTGATTACCGCGCAGGGCGGCACCGACGCAGAAATTCAGTATCAGAACTGCGTTGCAAACACGACTGCATCCAATGCCTCTATCGTGTTCCTGAATACGGTCAGCAACTTTGTGAACCCGTTCTGGCAGCGTGATTCGCTTGAGATTCTGCCCGGTCGTTATGCCGTTCCTGCTGATGCTGGCGCTGCTGTGATGCGTGCTTCTACTGACCAAGGCATCGAGTTGGTCATGCAGAAGCAGTACGACATCAACACGATGAAAACTAAATATCGTCTCGATACTCTGTTTGGCGTGGTGAACAAGCAGCCGGAAATGTCTGGCGTGATCATGTTCTCGCAGACCTAAGAAACACTGGCCGGAGAAATCCGGCCTTTTTAAAATTTAGAAAGGAAAATTATGTCTAACATCGTTGCAGTCAACGGAAAAGCTACCGTTACCATCCCGTCTGGCGAATCCATTGCAGTTTTCACGCAAGGTGAAGCGCAGGTTTCCCGTACTATCGGGTTTCCTAACTATCCTGACCAAACTACTTTGATTGGCACCGTAAAGAATGGCCAGACCGTTTTCGGTTCCTATTCTGCCGGCGCAACCATCGTTGTTGAGTCTACCGGTAGCCAGCCTGTTTATTATGAAGTCGGCACCGCTCCCCAAGTGCAGCAGCTGCGTCTTAATTCCCAAGTTCAAGGCGCTCCCACTGACATTGCAGACGGCGGCTCAATGGCATTTACCGCTGCTTCTCTGTTGAGCGGCATCGTTACCGCCACTCCAACTGCTGGCCGTAATATCCAGCTTCCCACTGGTGCTGTTCTTGATGCGGCGTCGGAATTTGCAGTTGGTGACAGTTTCGATTTCTCGCTGATCACGCTTGCTGCATTTGCTCTTACGATCACCGTCAACACTGGCGTAACGATCGTTGGCGCTGCTGCTACCGCTGGCACTTCCGGCGCGGCTGCTCGCTTCCGCGTCCGCAAAACGGCTGCTGATACCTTTGTTGTGTATCGCCTGTCCTAAGCTGTAAAAATAGCCCGGGGAGCAATCCTCGGGCTTATTACTGGAGCAAATAAAATGCCGCTGAAAAAAGGCTACAGCCAGAAAACAATTAGCTCTAACATCTCCAAAGAGGTGAAATCGGGCAAGCCACAAAAGCAGGCTGTAGCGATTGCACTATCTACCGCGCGCACTGCTGCATTGAAAGCTGGAAAGCCTGGCAAGGCTCCTGCAAAGGCTAAAAAATGAAAACTGGTCTTTATGCGAATATTCACGCGAAGCGTGAGCGCATTGAAAAAGGATCTAAAGAACGAATGAGGAAGCCTGGCACTAAAGGCGCTCCTACAACTGCGGCGTTTAAATCCGCTGCTAAGACAGCAAAGAAAGCAAAGTAATATGGAATACCCTGTTCTTGTTTATCGCTGCCCAGGCGAGCATTTTGGGCCAAGCGGAACGACTTATGGATTTACTGTAGCCAATGACGAAAAGGAATGCGCTCATTTGCTGGCCAATGGATGGAGTGAGAGCTTAATTAAAGCAGTAGACGCGTTTTTAAACCCGTCAAAATCGGTGGAGGATTTTGAAGAATCAGCGGATAATTCGCCAATTACCCGCGAGGAATTGGAACTGAAAGCCCGTGAACTCGGGGTTAAATTTGACGGCAGGACAACAGACGCGCTACTGCTAAGGCGCATTGAACAAGCCATAGGTGGATAAGATGGGATACAGCAAGCGCCAATTTATTGCAGCTGCATTCGAGGAAATCGGCCTTGCTTCGTATGCATTTGATCTTCAACCGGAACAGCAGCAATCGGCGCTTCGTAGGCTGGATTCGATGATAGCTGATTGGAATGGAAAGGGCATCCGTCTAGGATATCCGATACCGGGAAGCCCACAATTCAGCGATCTTGACGAGCCATCAGAGGTTCCTGATAGCGCCAATGAGGCAATCATCACAAATCTTGCGCTAAGACTTGCGCCAAGCTACGGCAAGACCGTTTCGCCAAATACACAAGCAACCGCCAAAGACAGCTACAACACTGTTCTTTCACGCGCCGTTCATCCTAACCAGCAACAACTACCAGGAACTATGCCTGCCGGGGCTGGCAATAAGCCGTGGCGTGTGTATGACAACCCATTTATTAGGCCACCAGTTGATCAGGTAACAGTCGGTCCTGATGGACCGCTAGAATTTAATTAAGGTGAAAACATGGCTCAGATAAACCAGTTGCCGTTGATGTCTAGTATCTCGTCTGGCGAGCAATTGCCCGTCTATAGTCCGAACAATGGCGATGCACGGCGCGTATCTATCGGGACTTTGCTTGACTACTTCGAGCAGACATTTGCAAGCCCGTCGCTTGCGACCAATTTTTATACGCCTGGAACTGGTTTCAATATTGCGGTTCCAACGCCAGTATCGCAACAGTGGATTCTGATTCAGCCTGCTGGCACTCTTGCTGCTGGAACGGTAACTTTGCCGCTTAATACGCAGACGCCAGATGGCACGGAAATTCTGATTACAACGACTCAGCAAATTACCTCTTTTACCCTTGCATTGAATGGCGCAACTGCCGCGTATGGAAAACCTAGCACTCTATCCGCTGAGGATTTTTTCCGAGTGCGCTTTGTGCAATCCACCAATTCTTGGTATCGAATTTCTTAATATTTAAAGGATTATCAAATGTCAGTTAACGCAACATTTAATCCGTCATACACAAAAGGAGTTGTTGTTGCTCCTTCAACAGTTTCTGCTGCTTCAGTTATTGGGGCTGGTTCAAAATCGCTATGCGTCACAAATCTAGGCTCATTCGTTGTGTATGTTAGCGTCGGCACATCTGGAGTTGTAGCAACTGCGGCGGATTATCCTGTATTGCCACTTACTCAGGTGTCTTTAAGTAAAGATCAGGACGCCACGCACGTTGCGTATGTAACTGCATCTGGAACTGGGTTTTTGCATATTATGCCTGGCGAAGGGTTCTAAAAATGTCCAGAAATAGGGCCAGGAGCAGAGCTAGAGCACTGAGTATTTTTAGCGATTCAGCTATTAGTCTCGACTTTATTCCAATTGCTGGAACATCTCCGGCTCTAGATCCTCGCATCACATTTACTAGATCAACAACAGGCACATACGTTAATAGCGCTGGCGTGGTTGCTAGCGCTGCGATTAACGAGCCCAGGTTCGACTACGATCCCGTTACTAGGGCACTCAAAGGTCTGCTTATTGAGGAGTCGAGGACGAACCTGCTGACGTACTCGGAGCAGTTTGACAATGCGGCTTGGTCGCTTGTTAGGGCGAGCATTACTTCAAACACAATTGGAGCGCCAGACGGCACACTTACTGCCGATAAGCTGGTTGAGGATACTACAGCAGCAAATACTCACGTTACACGCCGTGGCGGAGGAATTTCTATTACAACAGGGACAGCCTATACGTTTTCCTGTTTTATGAAAGCTGCTGGCAGAACACATGGCGCATTGCTATTTGATACCACAAACTCTGTTTTTGCAGCCAATAGTTATGTGATTTTTAGTTTAACTGATGGTTCTATTACGCTGAATCCAAACTCATTGCCCGCTTCAATTACCTCGTTTGGCAACGGCTGGTATCGGTGCTCTGTTACTGCAACATCTTTGGCTACTGCACTAGGCGTGGTAGGCATATACACTGCATTGAGCAACACATTAACAACTAACGGTGACGGCACAAGCGGCATTTACATCTGGGGCGCTCAACTAGAAACAGGATCCTTCCCCACCAGCTACATCCCCACCACCACAGCAGCAGTCACTAGAGCAGCAGACCTCGCTAGCATGACTGGGACGAACTTCTCTAGCTGGTATAACCAGACTGAGGGGACGATCTACCTACAAGCACAATGCTTGGCAGCTATCACGGCACAGACGTATCTGGCCATTGATAATGGCACATCCAATAATCTAATAACTGTTAGAACAAGCCCGTCTAACGCAACATTTGAGAGGAGCCAAGTTGTTGATGGTGGTGTAACTCAAGCGGCACTTGGATCAAGTGGATATGTAGCAACATCAATAAATGATTTTGCATTTGCGTATAAAGCAAATGACTTTGCTCGGTCATTTAACGGCTCTTCTGTTGCCACCGACACATCTGGAACAGTACCAACTGTCAATCAGATGTTCATTGGCTCAGAACGAGGGCAATATTTTGTTAACGGCCACATTCGCCGCATCGTCTATTACCCCACTCGCCTAAGCAACGAAGAGTTGCGAGCGTTGACATCATATTCACGAAATATTCCGCTCTGGACTCCCGCGCAAATCTCAACGGCATTGTGGCTTGACGCTGCTGATGCCAGCACGATTACGCTCAATGGGTCTACGGTTAGCCAGTGGAACGATAAGTCTGGGAATGGACGAAATGTATCGCAGCCTACTGCAAGTGCGCAGCCAACGTATAACGCTACGGGGCTGTTAGGTAAGCCAGCAGCGGTGTTTGATGGAACGTCAGATTTTATGTTGGGCGTGTCAAATATCGGTCTTTCAGGAGATCCGCTATTTTCAATCGCCGGGGTGTTTATTACCCCGCTACCCCACTTGAATGTGTTTTTGTCTTTTGGTTCTGCCGCAGCGGCTTCTAGTTACCATTTCATGGGGGCAAATTCTGGCAATAATGTATGGACTGGTTTTTCTACTGGTTCCCAGTTGGGAACAGCAACCCTTAGCTCTCCAAGTTCGGCGTATGTTTTTACAACCGTAAGAAACGCTGTTAATACGTCCAACTGGACGGTAACACAAAACGGAAATGTTTTGACAGTAACGCAAGGTAATTCCACTGCGATCACTCTTGTAGACGGGCCAATAAATATTGCCAGATTTGTTTCCGGCTCAAATATTGCATCAATGACAGCGGCGGAAATATTGCTTGTGCCGACCACGCTATCCACCGACAATCGCCAGAAACTCGAAGGCTACCTAGCCTGGAAGTGGGGCCTACAAGCCAACCTCCCAGTGGGTCACCCTTATAAAAACGCGCCTCCACTACTATGAACGACTACCTAGTTTTTAATACACAATCCGCTGCTGACACGGCTTTGGAGACGATCTACGCCAACATGGTCAGTGCAATTAATTCGCCTGACCTTCTCAACATTGAAACGCAGCAGACCGTTCCAAAAGATGATTTAAGTCCAGGCGACATGGTTGAAATTAATTCATCTAGTCGAAATTACCCAATATTTGGAGTCAATGCGGCTACTGGAGTAAAGGATCAAAAAACAGGCTACACAACCGCATGGGCGGCGGCTCAACAAACGATTGAAAACGAATGGGTGTTCCAAAAGCCGGATGATGCATTAATGGGCGGCGTATCAGGGTACACTGTGAAACCATATGATCCTGATTGGTTCCAACAGGCTACGCCATGAAACAAGATTCACGCTTAACACGTGCAGGCGTCGAGGGCTATAACAAGCCTAAGCGCACGCCTTCTCATCCAACCAAGTCGCATGTTGTCGTTGCTAAGTCTGGCGACCTAATCAAAACGATTAGGTTCGGTCAACAAGGCGTTAGCGGATCACCAAAGCGTGAAGGCGAAAGTGCAGCGGATAAGGCGAGACGCGAATCATTCAAGGCGCGCCACGCTGGCAACATCGCCAAAGGCAAGATGAGCGCGGCATGGTGGAGTAACCGCGTAAAGTGGTGAACATCATGTCAACATCAGAAAATCGCTTCTACGTCTATGAGCATCTTCGCTCAGACACGGGGGCTGTTTTCTATGTTGGAAAAGGCACTGGAAAGCGTTATGCAGTCCGAAGTCATCATCATAGAAATGAATTTTGGCAGAGGACTCAGCGTAAGGCCGGCGGGTTTTATGTCCGCATGGTTGCAACCGATCTTGATGAAGAACTTGCATTCTTGATTGAACAAGAACGCATATCTCAACTTCGCATGACAGGTATCAGGCTATGCAATCTTACAGATGGTGGTGATGGAACTTCCGGATGGGCGAAGACGAAAGAATGGCGAGAAAAGGTCGGCGCGGCACATCGCGGTAAAGTTGTTTCTGCTGATGTGCGTGCAAAAATCTCAGCGTCTGTGAAGGCGAATGGTTTTACTCACACGGAAGAAATGCGTCAAAAAATGTCAGATGCCCACAGAGGAAAAAAACGTTCTCTCGGATATAAACACACTGATGAATGGAAGTCTGCGCAGCGTGAGTGGGTTACAGGAAACAAAAGTAGAACTGGTCAAACGCGAAGCAACGAAGAACGCAAAAGGGCATCTGTCGCACTTAGTGGGCGCATTCAAACAAAAATTGAATGCCCACACTGTGGGAAAATTGGCGGAAATGCAATGCGTAGATGGCATTTTGAAAATTGCAAGGCGAAATCATGACCCAGATTAGCATCCTTAACGGCATCTATACGGACAACGGGCCAGACCTGCGCACGTCTTACCCTGTCAATCTAATTCCTGTACCTAAGCAATCTGGCATTAGTAACGGGTTTTTACGCCCTGCAGATGGATTGGTTGCCAATGGTTCCGGTCCTGGGATAGATCGTGGCGGGGTTAACTGGCAGGGCACGTGCTATCGCGTCATGGGAACGAAACTTGTCACAGTGGCGAGCAATGGCACTGTAACTGAGCTTGGCGACGTTGGCGGGCCAGTTGATTCTCTGGTGACGTTTGATTACAGCTTTGATAGGCTCGCTATCGCATCTGGCGGTCGCCTTTACTACTGGGACGGGGCAACACTAACGCAGGTTACAGACCCAGATCTAGGAATAGTTTTAGATTTTGCTTGGGTCGATGGCTATTTCATGACAACCGATGGCGAGTTTTTGGTTGTGACTGAGCTATCAGACCCAACGCAGGTTAACCCGTTGAAATACGGCTCGTCTGAGGTTGACCCGGACCCGGTTGTTGCATTGCTCAAAGTTCGCAATGAGGTTTATGCGCTCAACCGCAACACTATTGAGGTGTTCGATAACGTTGGTGGCGAGTTCTTCCCGTTTGAGCGCATAGACGGGGCGCAAATACAAAAGGGCGTTGTAGGTACGTTTGCCTGCTGCATCTACACCGAATCAGTGGCGTTTTTAGGCAGCGGCAGGAATGAGGCTCCAGCAATTTACATCGGCGCAAACGGTCAAGCGCAGAAAATCAGTACACAAGAAATTGATGAAATCCTACTAAGCTACACAGAGACACAACTCTCTAGCGTGAAACTTGAGACGCGCAACGATAAGAGTCACCAGCACTTATACGTACATTTGCCGGATCGCACTTTAGTCTACGACGCAGCAGCATCCGAAGCGCTTGGCGATCAAGTGTGGTGTACGCTTACCACCTCGACGACTGGTTTTAGCCAGTATCGAGCACGAAATTTCGTCTTTGCTTATGACAAATGGCTAGTAGGCGATCCGCAATCAAGCAACGTTGGTTACATGGTGGACACCATCGGAGAACATTGGGGCCAGATTGTGCGATGGGAATTCGGCACAATGATTGTCTACAACGATGGGAAAGGCGCACTCTTTAATGAGCTTGAGCTAGTGAGCTTGACCGGGCGTGTCGCAATTGGTGTTGATCCGCAGATCAGCACAAGCTATTCACTGGATGGACTCTCATGGAGCCAAGAGCGATACATTAAAGTCGGAACTAACGGCAACACAAAAAAGCGCTTGGTGTGGTTTCAGCAAGGGCACATGCGCAATTGGCGCATCCAGCGCTTTAGTGGCAACAGCCAGGCTCATCTATCTTTTGCTAGGCTTGAGGCACAGCTTGAAGGGTTGGCATACTAATGGCTACTAATTCACGAATCAAATTAGGATTGACGCGAGATCAACTCGCAACTTTCCTAAAAGATCATGAGCAGATCAAGCAATTTGAAAATCTATTTCGAGTTGCGGATACCATCGCACCAGACGTTGTAAATGATGTCAGTATTGCAGCAGGTATTGCGCAATCCTCTGCTGTGCAAGCGCTTGGAATGATAGCTAATTTAGCTAACGATGCTGCCGTTAGCGAATCAGTGTCCGACATTAAAGCGACGCAAGCACTAGATCAGATATCGGCATTGGCGCAGGAATCTGCCGTTAGTGCTGCATCGGCAGAGAATAAGGCGAATCATGCGCTTGCGCTTTTGGAAAGGCTAACAACGGTAGTTGAGGGCTTGCAGATGGCACCGCCGCCTCGCGAATTTAAACGCGCGCGATATGGGCAATTCTACGACACGACAACACAGATTCCAGCTGCAGCAAATACGCCGTACGCCATAACGTTTAATACGACCGATGTTAGCAATGGTGTTTTTTTAGGTTCTCCAACCTCGCGCATAACTGTAGACACCGAAGGCATTTACAACTTTTTATTTTCCATTCAGATTGACAAAACAACCGGCGGCACTGGTCTATTTTGGGCCTGGCCTCGCATTAATGGCATAGACGTTCCTGATAGCAACAGCCAGGTTCAAATACAGGGCAACAACGCTGAACAACTGGTTACCATAGGCTATTTTTTTGATCTTAAGCCTAACGATTATGTCGAGATAATGTTCGCAGTAAATGATACATCGGTCAGGCCGGAAGCATTCCCGGCGTCGGCATTTTATCCATCAATTCCGTCTATCATTCTCACCGTGTCAAACAACATTCAAGGAGTCAGATAAATGACTGTTACCGTGAAAACATTGATTCCGCCAAAGCAAATGGAGTCAACGCAAACTAGCCAATATACCGCCACGTCAGTGAAAGCAATTATTGACAAGGCTACCGTCACCAACACTGACACGGTAAACCGCACATTCAGCGTTAACATTATTCAGTCTGGCGGATCAGCGACTAATGCAAACCTCATCATTGACGATAGAGCCGTCATACCTGGTGAAACTTATCTTTGCCCTGAATTAGTTGGACACGAACTAGATCCCGGCGCATTTATCAGCACCATTGCAAGCGCAGCAACTGCACTTACCCTGCGCGTTTCTGGGCGCGAGATTACCTAAAGGCGATAACATGGAAGGCGCAAAATTTCCTAAGATTTTCATCTCTCGCTTTGGCGGATTGCCAGAAGAGGAAGAGTTCATCACTGCGGCAGAGAACAAGAAAAACACTCAGACCGTTATTAATGATTGGATGCTCGGGCCGGAGAATCCATCTAATGAGACTGGAGCCAATAAACCGTATTGGGTGAAGTTGGCCAAGGCAATGCAGGTTGACGAGAAAGAGGCGCGTCGTCGTCGTTGCTCCAATTGCGAGTATTACGACAACAGCACAATGACACAGGCCAAGATGGAGCGCATCCCGCAAAACCAGTGGGACGTTAATGCAGGGTTTCGTGGATACTGCAATAAGTTTGATTTCATCTGCCACGATCTACGTTCATGCCAAGCATGGGAAGAACGAGAATTTGAGTCGGAAGATTAAGTTTTATTCGCATAATATTTTGTGCGAAAATCCACAAAAAGCTGAGAGTTTATGGCAACCAGCGGCCTAGAATTGCACAGGAGTGAATTGTGATTTCTTTGTCGCTGGAACATGTAAAAGACCTGCACACGATCAGCGATCTATTTGACGATCCATATATCACGCGCGTAGGGCATGATCATCGCGCGGCTGCTCCAATTGACCACCCGAACGTAAAATATCTATCTGCTCGTCTGAATGGTGAGCAGGTTGGCGCTTTTATGATTATTGAATCTGGCTTTATTGAAATTGATATTCATGCGCTACTGACAAAACGCGCATTGCCACACTCTAGGGAATTCGGGAAGATGTGTCTAATGTGGGCATTCGCTCAACAGCACATACAGCGCGTTACCGCCTATATTATTGACGGTTTAAATACAGCTAAAAACTACTGCATGAAATTAGGATTCAAAAACGAGGGCATGCGGCGCGATGCATGTATGAAAAACGGCGCGCTGATCGGCGTTCATATTCTAGGCATGACTAGGCAGGATTGGAGGGCGGCAAAATGAGTTTTATTGGCAATGCAATTGGTTCAGTAGTTGGCGGTATTACTGGCGCGAAGCAACAGGCAAAAGCGGCAGAATCCGCCGCAGGCACACAAGCTGCGGCAAGCAATCTGGCGATTGAGGAACAGCGACGGCAGTTTGACATACTGACCGAGCTATTGCGTCCATACGTTGAAGCTGGACAGCCAGCATTACAGCAGCAACAAGCATTGATTGGACTACGTGGCGCTCCCGAACAGCAGCAGGCTATTAGCGCGCTAGAGCAAAGCCCACTATTCCAAGCGTCTGTTCGTCAAGGTGAGGAGGCACTGCTACAGCAAGCCTCGGCGACTGGCGGGCTTAGAGGTGGCAATATACAGGCAGCACTAGCGCAATTTCGCCCACAGATGCTAGAGAGTCAAATTGCTCAACAATACTCACGGCTTGGCGGTCTTACAGCGCTTGGCCAGCAATCAGCAGCCGGTCAAGGTGCTGCAGGAATGGAAAGCGCAGGAGCAATTGGCGACTTGCTAGCGCAACGTGGTGCAGCATTGGCTGGAGGACAATTGGCGCGTGGCAGTGTCGTTAGGCAGTCGTTCAAAGACTTGATGAGCATTGGCGCATTAGCTGCCGGCGCTGGCGGTTTTGGCGGCTTTGGTGGAGCTGGCGCTGGCGGGGCATCACTTGGAGGCGGAATATCGGCCTCGTCAGCAGGAGCCTCATCTTTCGGGCGATTCTAAGGAACAAAAATGGTACAGCCTATCAATTATTTAGCCAATATGCCCCAAGTGGACATTGGCGAGTCGCTTATTCAAGGCTTGCAAGTTGGTGCAACATTCCGCCAGCTGCAGGAGCAACAAGCAGCGCGCCAACAAGCAGAGCAGCGCTTGCAGGCATATCGCAGTGAGCTGGAAAACGCATGGTCACAAGGCAGGCCAGAAGCATTTGAGCGATTGATGACTTTATTTCCTGAGCATCAAGCAGCGGTTAAGCCGCAATATGATCGGCTTAGTAAAGTTCAGCAGCAAAACGAATTATCTTCTGTCACTAATGTCAGGGCCGCTATTGAAACTGGAAATACGCAATATGCAAAGCAATTGATTGAAAGACAAATTCAAGCAGCAGAAAATTCAAATGCAGACGCATCAATGTATAAAAATTTGCTAGAGCAAATTGACATTGATCCGAAAATGGTAGCGTCAAATATTGATTACACACTTTCAACAATGCTTGGCCCTAAAGAATACAAAGAATGGGCGGAAGGAATCTCAAAAGTAGGTGAAACACGTCGCGCTGAAGCGATGGCTCCTACAAAACTGCGCCAAGAGCTTGCCGCAGCAGACAAAGCTGAAGTTGAAGCACGTATAAAAATGGAAACTGCAACAGATGACATTGCAAAAGCAAAAGCTACGCGAATGTTTGAAGAAGCAAAAGCCAAAAAGGAGAAAGTGCAAGCCGATACAGAATTACAAACAAGACTGTCTGAAATTGGATTCAAGCAAGCGCAAATCAACAAATTTAATGTTGAAACTCGCAACCTTGACACTCAAGGCAAGATGCTGAGCTTGGATTTCCAAGCGGCATTGAAAGGCTTGCCATTGCCAAGCAAAAAAACTGAAGGCGGTGGCGGGGCAGCTACTGAAGACGAGCGCAAAGCAGCCGGGTGGTTGTCTCAAGCAACCAATGCATATAACAACATGCTTGGCGCGATGTATCAAAAAGGCAAACCCACTGGCGCTGAAAAGCCAGGATTTTTTGAAGCGGCAGCAGGAACGTTGCCTTTCATCGGAGAGGGAAGCGCCGCAATTTTGAGAGGCACAGATCGTCAGAAGTTTGTGCAAGCATCGAGTTCTTTGTCTGAGGCTTTGCTTCGTGCTGCAACTGGTGCCGGTGTCAATAAAGACGAGGCAGAACAAAAATTAAAAGAGTTGACCCCACTTTACACAGATGATGCAGACACGAGAAAACAAAAACTTGCGGCAATTCCAGTTTATTTAGAGTCTTTAAAAGTGCGTGCTGGTCGTGCAGCACCAAGTGAATACCAAGTCCCAAGGGCTCCTGGAGAAACGACACAAACTTCAGCGGCAAATACCGCCACAGTTGGCGGCAAAACATACACTCGCCCCGCTAATTTCACCGATGCGCAATGGGCCCAATATAAGCAAGAAATGGGGGTTAAATGAGTCCCGAACAGTGGCTAGCGTCTCAGACTAAGCAGACAGCGCCTATGTCTCCTGAAGAGTGGGCAGCATCACAGAAAGAAGCGGAAACTACGCTAACTGGCCTTGCAGGCGCTGCCACGCGCGGGCTAGCACTGCCAGCTGCAGGCGCTGCATTAGGCGCACTTGCTGGCGCTCCAATCGGCGGCGTAGGTGCAATACCGGGTGCGATTGCTGGCGCTGGCGCGGCTGGTTTGGCTCAATTGGTTGGCGATCCGTTGGTGTCTGGAATTAATACGATTCTTGGCACTAGATACAAAATGCCAACAGAGGCGATGGGCGATTTATTAACGCGCCTTGGCGTGCCGCAAGCAGATACTGAAGCGGAACGCATTGTGCAATCAATTGCGGGTGGAGCGGCTGGTGCTGGTGGCGTTACTGCGGCAGGCAAGGCAACTCAAATGCTCGCCCAATCTCAAACAGCACAAAAAGTTGGTGCAGCACTGTCGGAACAAGCAGGGAAGCAAATTCTAGGCGGTGCAATTGGTGGCGGTGCTGCGCAAACAACGGCGGAAATGGGCGGCGGCACTGCTGCACAAGTCGCTGCCGGATTGGCCGGAGGAGTTGCGCCATTCGCTCCAAGTTTGGCTCGTGCAGGCATTGGCGCTGCGGCTAGGATGACGGCTCCAGAAGGCGCAGGAATACGCTCTCCCGCTGTGAGAGCTGGAGAACTAGGATTGCCAGCCCCCACAACGCCAGAAGCTGCGGCGGCACTGCCTCAACCTACAATCGGAGAATCTGCGCGGTCTATCATTGCAACTGCGCGAGAAAAACTCACTCCAAATAAGGCTCGCCAAATAAAGGAATCAATTACAAAAGACCCATACAACGAAGAAAATGTTGGATATCGTCTTTCAGGGACTCAGGTTGTTAATGACGATATGGCCGGAGACTTGATCAAACAGGGATGGGACCCAGGCGTAATTACAGCAATTAAGGCAGCAAGCGATGACGATCGTCGCAATATGTTGAAAATGCTGAATCTGTATGAGATTGGCAAGAAAAATAAAAAGTTCGCCATGACCAATCGGCCAAACGATATTGTTGGAACGAACATCGAGAAACGAATTGAATTTTTAGATTCAACCAGGCGCAATGCTGGAAGTATGCTTGAAAGAGTTGCTGATCAGCAGTTAAAAGGCACGAAAGTTGATGTGTCCGGCCCTATGAATCAATTTATTCAAGATTTAGAGCAATTGGGCGTGCGAGTAGAGTTTGATAGTAAAGGCATTGCAAAAGCAAACCTACAAGGCTCTGACTTGCAGGGGGATAGGGCATCACAACGGCTTTTTAATAATGTTCTTGACCGACTAAGCAACGTGCAAGCGCCAGATGCATATGGCGTTCATACGGCAAAAAGATTCTTAGATACACAAGTATCTTATGCAAAAAAGAATCTTGCAAATCCATTATCCGCGCAGGCAGAACGAGTTGTTAAGGGATTGCGAGCCAATCTGAATCGTACTCTTGGCGATCTCAATTCAGATTACGCAGCGGCTAATGCGCGTTACTCTGACACTAAGCAAGCATTGGATGCATTGCAGGAATCAGTTGGAACAAAAATTGATCTTGATATGCCTGATGCTGCAAAAGCACTTGGCACATCTGTGCGTTCATTGACTAGCAATAATCAAGGGCGAATCCAAATGCTTAACGCGCTGAATGAGGTTAATCAAACTTCTGCAAAGTATGGCGGCAAGTTTGACAATGACATTCTTAATCAGCTTATGTTCGGGAATGAAATCGACCGCATGTTTGGAGCAGTCGCTCCAACTAGCTTGAAAGGTCAAACAGAACAGGCTATCCAGTCTGGCGTAAAAGGAGCGCAGCAAGCAGCTACTCAAGGTGGTTTGGTTGGGTTGGCTGCAAAAACTTTAGGCTCTGCAGTAGAGCGTGCGCGAGGAATTAACGAAGAAAATGCAATTAAGGTTATGAAAGAATTATTGCGTCGCCAGTCAAACATTCCAAGCGCATCCCGAGAAGTGGCAAATATACCCGGGAAACAGTAAATGATGCAGTTTCGCAAAAGCCGCAAAACTGCCACAATCTATAGATTCACGAGTGCAATGGCTGCAAGCTGCCGTGCAGGCTGGTCAACAAATTCAACAGGAACAGGAGTCTAGATAATGTCCGCGATAAGCATTAAACCAAGCTATCCGATTTTTACTGATATCGATGGACAGCCATTGGAATATGGCTATGTCTGGATTGGAGCGGCTAACCTGGATCCACAAACTAATCAAATTCAAGTTTATTTGGACGCTGCTTTAACTATTCCTGCGGCACAGCCGATTAGGACATTAGACGGCTATTTATCAATGAATGGCAGTCCGGCCAATATTTACGTTGCGCAGGAATACTCAATTCGTGTGATGAATAAGAATGGCACGACCGTTTATTCGTCGCTAAATGGGCTTACTGATCGTTTATCATCGGCGCAAATCTCGTATCTCCCAGCAGGCACTGGAGCTGTTGCCACTACTGTGCAGGCTAAGTTACGCCAGACGGTGAGTGTTAAAGATTTTGGTGCGGTTGGCAACGGGGTGGCTGATGATACGGCGGCTATTCAGGCTGCAATCACAAAAGTAGTGTCAACTGGTGGAAAACTATATTTTCCCAATGGAAAATATGTCACTTCTTCACCGTTAGTCATTGATTACAGCGCAGTAACTGCCGATCCAGTAAACGGCACTTACAACCGCATTCATATTGAAGGCGACGGGCCAGGGTCAACAATGATATGGCCGTCTCACGCTGGGAAATGTATTGATTATAGAGGCGGCACTATTGACGGTGTTAGCGCGTTTTTAGAAATACGCGGCATTGCTTTGCGTGGACCTGCTCGCGCTGCCGGTTCAATTGGATTATCAATTGATAATTGCGCATATTGGTCACTGACTGATTTTGACATCTCACTATTTGAGTATGGCATCAACGGCACGGACATTCTGTCAGGTTCAATTAGCAAGGGCGAAATTCGATTAAACCAATATGGCGGCCAGTTTGCTTACGCAAATTTTTCTCGCCCAAACGCAATTGCATTCCGCGATGTAATCATTGCCACAAATTACACATACGGTCTATTGGCAACAGGAGCAGCGTGCTTCTTGATTGACGGCGGAACAGTAGAAGGTAATGGTATTGGTTTGAGCCTGGCAAACCCGGCAGCATGGGGAATAAAGAGTGTTGATGCAGGAGTAGAGGGTGGAGTAGGTCTTGTTATTCGTGGGACATATTTTGAAGGAAACAACGGCAATGCTGATGTCTGGATTTCGCAAACCGCAAATACTGCTCACCACAGTGTACACGGCTCATTTATGCGGTATTTATCTGGACAGTATGTAACCTATAACGTGCTGTTTGATAAGTCTGGCGCTGGTGCCGCATCTACGGTGGCAGTTGGCGGTGGATACAAGTCGACAGGCACATACGTTGAAAGCATGTTGCGGCCTTTTTTTGGTGGCGGAATTGCATATTTCAGTGAAATGCCTGGTAATTATTATGGCAGCACTGTCGCGCTAGGAAGGGAGGTATTCACGCCAATTCCCCAGCCTTCTGTTCCAATTGCTTTTTTACCGTCTGCCGCATCATTTACTGGAACAAGTTTGTATTGCAGCGATTTAGGTGGAGGCGGCGGTCTTTTAGTCAGCGATGGGTCAAAATGGAGGCGGTCACAGCCTGGAGTTGAGACTATCGTTAGCGATGCAAACTTTACGCTCACGACGCTAAATAATGCAGAACAAATTCTGCACGGTGGAACGTTAACGGCAAATCGCACAATCACATTAAGTACAACCAATGCATATCCTGGAGCACGGTTCAGAGTGACAAGATCAGGCGGTGGAGCCTTTACTTTGTCAGTTGGCGGGCTGAAATTATTAAGCACAAGCCAATGGGCAGATGTTTGCTTTGACGGCGGGTCTTGGATCCTTGTTGGTTACGGCACACTGTAACCTAAGCGCATTATCTTTAAATTTTCACACTCGCCGCAGGTGCGTATTTTTACGCAGTTGCATCTACGGCAAATAACTATAATTTTTTGCTTCTAAATGTTTGGGTATAGTGATATGGCCGATGATAAAGAATTTGCAATAGACCCTGTACAGTACGGTGTTCTCTGCCAGCGAGTGCAGGACATGGGCAAGAAAATTGACAAGATGGAGAAGCAACTCGAAGAGTTGATCGCGCTCGCCAATAAATCTCGTGGCGGGCTTTGGCTTGGCATGAGCATAATTTCTTGCATTGCGGCAGTTGTAGCATTTGTGGTAAGCAACTTCAAAACTTACTAACATGTACAAATTAGGCGAGCGTTCTCAGTTAAGATTGAAAGGCGTTCATCCCGATTTAGTTAGGGTTGTAGAGCATGCTATTGATATATCCGCAGTTGATTTTACTGTTTTGGAGGGACTGCGCACTCCAGAACGTCAAAAATTGCTTAGAGATTCAGGAGCAAGTCAAACGATTAACTCTCGGCATATTACCGGGCATGCGGTAGACCTTGGTGCTTTGGTTGATGGCGAGGTGCGGTGGGATTGGCCGCTGTATCATAAAATCGCCGCTGCAATGAAGCAAGCCGCTAAAGATTTAAACGTAGCAATTGTGTGGGGCGGTGACTGGCGCACATTTAAAGATGGACCGCACTTTGAATTAGACAGGAGGAGTTATCCATAATGGACCCGTTGACCATACTCGCGGCACTTGGCCCTCTGGCAGTAGATTTAGGAAAATCGCTAATTGGTCGGTTTATTCAGACGGATTCTTATAAGCCGGTGAATGTTGATGAGTACGTCAAAATGCGCCAGCTTGACTTGGACATGTTCAAAACAATGAACGATGCCGGAGGAACTAACCCGTCATACCCGTGGGTTGAAGCTGCCGTGCGGCTTATGCGTCCTGTTGTCGCCATGACGGTCTTGGGTACATGGGCTGCGTTAAAATTGAATGGTCAACCTAGTGACGCCGTTGATAATTTTGCTGCTGCTGTCGGATTCTATCTTTTTGGAGATAGAACCCTGTTTTACTCAAAGCGCAAAACGTAAAAATTAAGACGGGAGGCGCTTCCCCGTCTCAAAATCCTCTCTTCCGTCCATGCTGTTATGTATCCACAATGGATAGATTCCATCATCATTGCACGTTGGATTGCACCAGCAATCGCCGTGTGAGTCATGCTCTCGCAGGTCATTTAATGGGACAACATGCCATTGTTCGTCATCTGTAATGTTCATCCACAACCCTGTTCTCCGTTATAGGCTGGCCAACCTTGTTTACCGTTTGTCTGTTTCCATTGCTTTATCATGAAACAGTAATTGTCTTGCTGTCTTTGATCTTCTTCAAAATCAGATTGCCCAACAAAGCAAAAAACAATTGCAATTAAAACTGCTGCAAATATTAATGTTGATCGTCTGATGTACATGTCATCTCCATTAAATTAGTATTCGTATCATTGACAACAGGAACCATTGATCTAATGGTCGCCTGAAATTTTTTCTTTTCCCTGTATCTTGCCTGGCGTTCTGCTGCAGTCATTTTCGGCCGTTTGACATCTCTTCCTTTCCCAATGCGGTATATTTTTACAACTGCCCTGCCTTTGCTGTCATTATCCCAACCACTAATATGTGAAGCTTTAGCTCGGTGTAATTCTCTGGTGTAGTGCAGGACTGTTACGTAATGCAATCCGGTTATTTCTGCAAGTTCGGTGCAGTTGTAAACACCGTCTAACATCTCCTTAATTAGCTTTGCCTGTGTGACCGCATTGATCCTGATAATGCGGTCTTTTTTTTGTCGTTTTTTATCTGGTGTCATCATTAATATGACCGCCATATATCAATTTCAACAAACCACAGACACAACCAAAACTCACCTCTATCGAAAACAAACGCAAAGCATGGCGCTAAACGATTAAACCAATTAATTTCACAATGCAGTTGTTTTTTCATTTGCAAGCCCCTGTTTGATGTAGTGCAATACTTGTGACGCAAATGTGCGCGTGTTTTCGTTAGCGCTATTCCGCAATGCGTTATAAATATCGGCAGGAATACGGATCGTCATAAAACAAT